CACTCGTTCGGCAGATCAAAACGAAGAGCTCAAAGTAGTAATTGAATTCTAAATGGCACAGAATACAAACCTGAACATAGCTCCTTATTACGACGACTTCGACGCAAGTAAGGGCTTCTTAAAAGTATTGTTTAAGCCTGGATACCCAGTCCAAGCTAGAGAACTTACTACACTTCAGAGTCTCCTGCAAAATCAGATAGACACATTCGGTCAGGGTGTCTATAAAGAAGGTTCTATGGTAGTTCCAGGTGGAGTTACCCTCAACAATGATGTTCCGTGTATTCTTATACAGAACAGTTACTTAAACCTTGATGTAGAATTATACAGAGCTGCTCTTACTGATACGATTATCAAAGGTTCTACCTCTGGTGTTCGTGCTCGTATACTATTCTCTGTTAGTGCAACTACATCAACTAAAAATAATATTACATTCTACGTAAATTTCCTACAAAAGGCAGACGATAACGTTACGAATACTTTTACTGACGGTGAAACATTCACATGTGAAAGTGATATCACTTATGCTTCCACAACTATTGCTGCTGGAACACCTATTGCACAATTATTGAACTCTAACTCTAATAGTAGAGGTTCAACTGCTAATGTTGGTGCTGGTGTCTATTATGTTAGAGGATATTTTGCTAATGTAACTGATCAGACTTTAATTTTAGACCAATATGGGACAACACCTTCATATAAGGTGGGTCTTAAGGTAGAAGAGAGAATTATAACTGCAGACGAAGATGCAACATTATATGATAATGCAGTAGGTAGTACAAACTTCTCTGCTCCAGGTGCAGACAGATTTAAGATTAATCTTACATTAGTTAAGAAAGCAACTTCAGATCCAAACTCTGCTGATTTCATCGAACTCTTACGTACTAGAAGTGGTAAGATTGAGAAGAAAGTTGAGCGTAGTGATCTAGGATTTATCAATGATATTCTTGCTACTAGAACTAAAGAAGAATCTGGAGATTATTATGTTAAGAAATTTGGTGTAACTGCCAGAGAAAATCTTGACGATGGATTTAATAATGGTGTGTATGCAGCAAATGAAACCACAACAGATAATAATGCTGCAACTGAAGACAATATTGCTATCCAATTATCCTCTGGAGCTGCATATGTTCAGGGATATAGGACTGAAAGGTTATCTACGACTTATAAGGATGTAGCAAAACCAAGAACTTTTGAGACTGTTCAAAACCAATCCATTACATCAAGCTTTGGTAATTATGTCTTCTTGACAAATCTTCACCAAGCTCCTTACATATATGAAGTTATTGAACTTAGAGATACTGTAACAGCTACACCAGGTACTCCTGCAGGTACAGTTATTGGTAAAGCAAGAGTAATTAACTTTGCTTATGAATCTGGTGCTAAAAATACTGCTACCACAAGATATAGAGCTAATGTTGTAGATACTCAGATTTATACTAAGATAACCACTACAGGTAGTGTTACTTGGACTAATGGTAATCTGGTATATGGTGCTACATCAGGTGCTACTGGATTTATTCAAAATGGATCTGGTACTACTGGATATCTTTATGAAACCAATGGTACATTTGTATCAGGGGAGGTACTAAAAGCTAATAATGCTAGTGGTGCTACATTTGCTACTGTTGCTTCTTCTGGTGTTAAGAACTACAGTTTTGGTGATGTTAAGTCATATGCATTTAGTAGTGGTACAGGAACTGCTGATTCATTATTAGATGTTCATGTTATACTTCCTGGATCAGGACCAATTATTTCAGGACATTCTGGTGGTGCTGCTACAGTTACTGCAACCCTTTCCAATTTCGCATCACAATTGAAAATTGGTGATATTATTGAATTCTCAAATAATGGAGCATCTCATAGGGCTAAGATCACGGCTGTTACTGACAATTATAATTTTAATATTGATCGTTTGGGTAGTACTACACTCGCCAATGGTGCTATTACTTCTGGTATAATCAGAACTCGTCCTGAACTAAAAGATGCTACAAATAAGAAGCTTCTTACTCATTTAGGATTTGCTGCAGTAAAGAATACTAATAATAACAATACTCAAAACCCCGCAGGATACTTTAGAACTAGCATTCAGAGCCAAAGTGTTAGTGGTGGTAATGTAACCATTGACTGTGGTGCTGGTCTCTTATGGAGAGATGCTGGTGATAATGATGATTTCCAAGTTATAGTTACTGCTGGTACTGGTGATGGTGACGTATTAGAAGCAGGAAGTGGATTTACTATTAGTGGAACTTCAACAAATACTCAGACTGTTGCTCTTACTGGACTTAGTGGTGTAACATCTGTAGATGTTATTGGAACAGTTTATAGTTCTAATAGATCTGCTAAATCAAAAACTACTGAAAGGATGAAGATCCTTAAGATTGAGGATACTACTGGTAGTGCTATCAATGGTTTAACTCAGGCTCTTACTGGATTTGGTCATAGAATAGAAGATAGTCGTATAGCTCTTGGTTGTGGTGATGTATTTAAGATCAAAGCAGTATATGAATCTAAAGACGCTAATGATCCAATAATTCCTAACTTCCAATATACTAATTTACTTGGTACAGTTGCTGTTGATGAGGTAATCACTGGTGATAGTTCAGGATCTAGAGCAAGGATTGTATCTACAACAAGTAATTACATTTATTTTGTTCCCATAGAGGATGATAAGTTTACTGATGGAGAAACCATCACTGGACCTAATGCTACTCTTAAGATTGTTGCATCTAGTATTAATTTTGGATCTAAGGATATAACTACAGATTTTGATCTTGATAATGGACAGAGGGATCAGTTCTATGATTATTCTACTCTTGTTAGAAAGGCAGGATTTGCTTCTCCTACACACAAACTTCTCATAATATTTGATCGTTTCTTAACTACTGCTGGAATTAATCCGTATACAGTTGATTCTTATGCTACAGCAGATTATAAGATTATACCTAAGTATGATGGTGAACCATTAAGAGATTATATTGACTTTAGAGCTATTGTACCTGAAAAACTTACAGGATCTGGTTCTCAAGCTTCTCCTTGGACTTTAAGTGCAACCAAGCAATTAGACTTTGATGCTAGATTGTTCACTGGTAATATGTCTGGACTTCCTGGAATAGGTGATACTACAATTCTAAGTCTTCAGCATTATCTTGGAAGGATCGATAAGGTCTTTATGAATAAGGATAGTTATATACAAATTGTTAAAGGTGCACCTGCTGTTAGAGCACAAGCTCCAGAAGATAGTGAAGACGCTATGTTATTAGCTACCGTAAGGTATGCTCCTTATGTCTTTGATGTTGATGATGATATTACTATTGAAGAAACTAATTTCAAGAGATATACTTTCCGAGATATCCAAGTATTAGAAGATAGAATTAAGACTCTAGAATACTATACTCAACTTTCATTACTTGAAAGTGAAACTGCAAGTATGGAGATTAGAGATGCTAGTGGACTTAGCAGATTTAAGAATGGATTTATCGTAGATAACTTTGCTAGTCTTTCTACTAGTGACACTCTACATCCAGATTTCAGAGTATCATTAGACTTTGAAAGAGGTCAGATGAGACCTGCTCATTATACTACTCAAGTACCTCTAAGTTATGCTAGTTCATCTACTAATGTACAGCAAACCGATGATATTATAACACTTCCATATACATCTTCTGTTCTTATTGATCAGCCATATGCATCAGCTGTGGAAAACGTTAACCCATTTAACGTCTTTACATATACAGGTGACATTCAGTTGTATCCTGAAAGTGATAACTGGGTAGATACTACTTCTTTAAATCCTATTCAAGGACCAACAGTTGAAGGTAACTTCATGACAACTGTTAGAGAATATAATGTTGATCAGAATGGTTTCTCACCTATTCATTGGAATGCATGGAAAACTACTTGGACAGGAAGCAATGCAGTTACTAATGTAGGATCCTGGAGAGGTGGCGGTGGTAAAGGTAGAACTCAACAACGTAGAACTATTACTACTACCACAACAACTACAACTAGACAAAGTAGAACTGGTATTAGATATAGAGTTACTCCTGTAATTGAACAACAATCCTTAGGAAATAGAGTTGTTTCTGTTGAGCATATTCAGTTCTTGCGTTCAAGGAATATTGAATTTACTTGTGAAAAATTAAAACCAAGAACTAAGTTCTATGCGTTCTTTGATGGTGTTGCACTTCCTAAGAAACTAATTACACCTAAGGTGATGGGATTGACTAAGGATCCATCTAGTGATTCTCAGACAAATAGTATACCATTCCAGATCGGTGAAACTGTTCATGTTAAGAAAGGAAATGGTAAGTTTAGATTTAAAGCAAGAGTTGCTGCACCTAATGAAAGTTATTCTATTAATCCATTAGACGGTACAGATATTACCACTACTAATGATTATACTTCTAACTTAGCGTTTATTAATATCGATACTAAGTCTCTTGCAGATCAAGTAAAGGGTAGTTATTATGGTTCACCTAAGTTAAATGATTATATTATTGGTGAAACATCTGGTGCTGTTGCTAAGATAACCAATAAAGATATGGTTACTGACAAAGCAGGTAATCTTAGAGGGTCATTCTTCGTTGATGCACCTAATGTTGCTGGTAACTTGAAGTTTAAGACTGGTACTAAACTATTCAGACTGAGTGATACTAGTAATGATAGTAGAGTTGTTGGTATCTCTGATTCAAGTGGTGAAGCAGAATTTACCTCATCTGGTATACATCAAACTACTCAAGAGACTTTAATCTCTGTCAGAAATGCTAGGATTACTTCTGAGGATATGAAAGATGCTAGAACATTAACTAGTGTCAGTAGCAGTTCTACAGAAGAGACTAGATGGTGTGACCCATTAGCACAAACATTCCTAATTGAGGATTCAACCCTCGAAGGTGGAGTATACTTAACTAAACTTGATTTATACTTCTTTACTAAGGATGCAGAAATTCCTGTTGCTATAGACATTAGAACTGTAGAAAATGGAACTCCAACACAAACAATTCTTCCTTTCTCTAAGGTAGTTAAGCAAGCTCAAGATGTATTCACATCAGAAGATGCTTCTAAACCAACTACATTTACATTTAAAGCACCTGTATTCATTCCATTTAGAACTGAGCAAGCTATTGTAGTTACATCTGATAGTAATCAGTATAAGGTATTCATATCACTTCTTGGTAAGGATGCTATTGATGCTGCACATGCTGGTGAGAAGATCTCAGAGCAGCCATATATCGGTGTTCTATTCAAATCACAGAACGCATCTACTTGGACACCTTCTCAGTATGAGGACTTGATGTTCAAGATCTATAGAGCAGACTTTACTTTACCATCAACAGCATCACCTTCAAGACTTGTCTTGGAGAATGCACAACTTGGCGAAAGTAATGGTGGTTATCTGAACCTCGGATCTAATCCAATACAAACAACTTCTGGTAGTGCAGATATTAGAATATTCCATGGTAACCATGGTATGCAATCTGGTCTCAACTATGCTGAAGTTAGTGGAGTAATTTCTGAAGTTCCTGATACTGCAATTAATATGGGAGCTGGTTTAACTACAACAGGATTGACTTTAACAGTTGATGATGCAAGTAATATTCATACAACTATTGGTGGATCTGCTGTAAGTAATTCCAATCTTGGTTTCCTTAGGATACTTGGAACCGAAGAAGATGGTAGTGGTGATGAAATTGTTGCATACGAAGGTATCGCAGGTAACGTCATTACTATTAATGCTGCAGGTAGAAATTATTCTGGTTCTTCAGGATCTTCCACAGGTAAAGCACATGCAGATAATGCTGTGGTTCAGTGCTACAACTTGTCTGGAATACCATTAACTTTAATCAACTCAACTCATAATAGTACAACTGGTGGAGTTATTTCTATCAATAGTCCTCATAGTTACAATTTGAGAATTACTGGTAAGGCTGCTGGTAGCAGTATAACTGCTGGTGGTACAAATGTACGGATATCTCAGAATATTCCTTGGGATGTTCTTACACCACAGATACAAAGTCAATTAGAACCGAAGACTGGCATGGTTGCTAGAGTACTTGGTACTAGCGGTACTTCATGTGGTCCTTTCCCTGCAGGAACAAGTGCAGAGACATCATTTGTTAAGGATAGTACTTATATTGATGTTACAATTGGTGAAGAGAATTATTTCCCTGCAACTAAGGTTATTGCTAACCAATTGAATGAGATTAATAGGATGAGTAGTGTTAAATCATTCACTATGGAACTAGATCTTACTTCAGAAGTATCTCATCTATCTCCAGTTATTGATCTAACTCAGTGTGCTGTTATTACTACTGCAAATCAGTATAATAATATCACCCCAACTACAGGTATTGGTGGAGAATGTGCTGGTAACTACATCACTAAGGTTGCAAGACTAGGAAAGAGTGCTACTGGACTCAAGATAATGCTTGCTGCTAATACATTCAATCAATCTTCTATTGTGGTCATGTATAAGTTGGTACCTGTTGGTTATGCAGGTAATCTTGATGATTTACCTTTCCAATTCTTTAATACCACAGGTGTTCCTGATAATGGAAGATTAATTCCACAGAATGATCTAACAACATTCACTGATTATGAATATACTATAGAAGATACTGATGAGTTTGATGCTTTCCAAGTTAAGATAAGTCTTCTAAGTTTTAGTCAACCATACATACCTAGAGTTAAAGATTTCAGAGGAATCGCTTTAGCATAATGAATGATTTTATTGAAGTAATTCCTGTCGAGGGGCATACCACCCTTGGACGGGATCCTACGTCTAATGCCATATTAAATTCTGATGATACTCAGTATGAGGCATATAGGAAAGCTCGTTTAGAAACGAAGAAGAAGGAGCATGAACTTTCCACTCTTAGGAGCGAAGTGGCAGAGTTAAAAGATATTGTGAATACCTTAGTCCAGAAAGCGGATAAATAGAGTTAAGCTAAATAATATAGGAAATTCTTTAGAGCATGGCAAGTGCTGTATCCAATCTACTGATCTATCAGGGATCTGATTTCATAATCGACTTCACTATTGAAAACGATAATGGAACAGTATTTAACCTTACAGGATATACAGTAGCTTGTTTAATTAAAAAACACTACACAAGTAGTACTTCCCAAACAGTAACGGCGGCGATTTTATCACCTGCTACTGCTGGACAGGTTCAGCTATCTCTAACTAATGGACAAACGGCCGCAATGAAGTCAGGTCGTTACGTATACGATGTCGTTATTACTTCTACCTCTGGTATTAAATCCAGAGTATTGGAAGGTTCAGTAAGCGTACTTGAGGGGGTAACTGTCTAATGGCAAGACTCAGATTTGGAGATCAATCAGTACCAAGAGTAACCAGAGTAGCCACAGGTGGTGGCGGTGGTACTATTGGTGGAATGTCTGATGTAGATCTTACAGACACTTCACAAGGTGGAATTGCGGATGGCGCAGTTCTGGTTTACGACCAAGCCAACACAAAATTTGTTCCAACAAACGTCTTAAATAACATCACTATCAACGGGGGTAGCTTCTGATGGCATCAAATATACTCATTAAAAGGAGTACTGGTTCAACCGCACCAGGCACCATTACATATGGTGAATTAGCACTAACTACAGGTGCTAACGGTACACAGGCAAATGCGGGTGACCGTTTATTTGCTGGAGATAATAACGGTGCTGCTCAGGTAGTCGGTGGTAGATACTTCACTGACATGCTTGATCATGTCGCTGGAACTCTAACAGCTAGTTCATCTGTACTAGTTGATAGTAACTCGAAGATTGATAACTGGAATGTTGATGACATTAACTTAAATGCTAACGTCATTACAACCTCCACAACAGATGCTGACCTTATCTTTCGTGCTAATGGCACAGGTAAAATTGTCATTGAAGATGGTCAAGAATTAGAATTTGGTACTACAGGTGATGTAGAATTCGTATTTAACGACTCTGATGCTGTTGTAGACATTAAGCGTGTAGCAGGTACCCCCGACTTGCGTATCGCTGATGATATGAAGCTTCACTTCGGTAATGCAAAGGATTCTTCTGTCTATTATGATGAGACAACTTCAGATAAGTTGCAAATAGAAGGTGCAGACTGGAACTTTGCTACAGGTGTCACATTAAATGTTGCTGATACTACTGATGCTTCAAACGTATCAACTGCATCTGTAACTTATGCTGGTGGTATTGGTGTTGCTGCAACTACATGGACTAAAGACCTTAAGGTTGATGACAACACAACTCTTGGTACTGCAGCTGGAGATGCTTTAACAGTTAATGCAACTACAACGTTCCAAAACGGTGTAACATTCAATGGACAAACAACCATTGCTGGTAGCACATCCCAGACTGGTTCTATTGAAATTGACAACCTTAAATTAGATGGAAATGTACTTTCCACTATTAATAGTATACAGGAATTGATTATTGACCCATTCCCTGCAGGTGGAGACGCTGATGGTTTGGTCATAATTAAAGGTGACCTTCAAATTGATGGTACAACAACGACTGTTAACTCTGCTTCAATGAGTGTTAAC